TTTTTCAACCAAAGAAACTGAGTTAGCCCAAGATGCACCACTTGTTAATGTAGAATATCTAATTTGATAGTAAGCTAAATCTAAATCTGGTATTTGCGTCCAAGATAAATGTGCATCTCCACCAATGATGTTACAAGCAAAATCTTCAACATCTGCTGGTGGTGCAATTCCACCGATAATAGTTCTTGTTGCAGAAGTATAACTAGATTGAACTCCTAATGTGTTAAATGCTTTTACTCTTACGTTATAAATTAATCCATCTACTACGTTTAGTATTCTATGATTTAATCCTTTGACTTGACCAGATACTTGATAAGTTGCTTCTGTGCTTAGTTTGTATTCTACTTGGTAAAAGTCCACGAAGTTATCTGGTGATGCACCAATGGTTACATCAAGAGCAGTAATAACAACTCCATCACTATATTCTATTAATTGGTCATCTAAAGTAACTGATGCTGGTGCAGATACAGAAAAAGGATTTGGTAATACAGTATCAGCTATTGTTGGTGCTTCGCCTTTTTCTTCCCAAGTATAAAAGTTATCTTGATGTTCTTCTAATCCTAAAGTTACTGTTGAATCTGAATTGATAGCTAAAGACATAACTCGGAATGGTTTAGAACTGAACCCAGCTGTGTCATACGTTGCTGTAATTATATCTCCAATAGATAAATTAAGTGCTTCTGAAGTTACTCTAACTTCTGCTTTTAAATTGTTTCTTGATCTCTTTAATATGTTCTCGCAAATTTCTTCTGCTTGATATGGAGAAGTTACTTGCAACATATCAAAGCTTCTCTCTAATAAAGTATTATTATCATCACTTAACATTGTTGCGTGTTGATCTGCTGGGTCTAATGCAGAATCATCAAATGGTGGATATGAAACTGTATCTGATTGATAATCTTTTTCTGGGTTTGTAAATGTTCCAATAACTCGGTTATACTTTTCTGATTTGCTTTCACCTTGTAATTTAACTTCGCTTACAACATTATCTTTAGTTAATAGTAATTGTGAACTTCCAGTACCTTCAACAATAACTTTGTATTTACCTTGTGTGTAATTAAAGATTGCTCTCATTGGTACTAAGAGTTCTCTTACATTCTCTAATACTTTTTTCTCACTATCTATAACTGCATTTGTTTCAAATAAGTTTATATCGCTTGTAGCACCAGAATAAGGAGTTACTTGTGTGTCGCAAGTATTTGCAGAAGTTTTAAATGAATCATAATTAGTTTCAAAAGCATCATTAGGTAATCCTTTTCCATATCTGCTATTTCTTAAATAATCTAAAAGAACTAAAGATGAGTTAGCAGAATAAGCCCAAGTTGTTGGGTCATCTTGTCTATGAGAACCAGAACCACCTTTAGTTGTGTCTAATCTTGGGTCATATATTTTCTTACCTCTTACAGTTACTCTAACTTCTGGTAAGCCATTAAAAGCATCTTGATTCCATTTAAAACGTAAAGCAACATAAGCAAGACCAGATAGTTTATGATTTGAAGTCCAGTTAGTTGTTTCGTCAAGCAAAGAAGAAGCTGATTGATTGTCTAATCCAAAAAATCCTTGAATAGATATTAAAGATTCGCCACCTTTATAAAAGTTAGTATCTGCACTAGATACACCTCTTAATGTTCCATTAGTTAATGAACCATCAAATGTTACTAATTTATCGTCTACATAAACTTCATCTATTGCTGTAATTCCTGAACCACCACCTTCGCACAATACTCCTGCTACATAAAGATATTGATTATCGCTACCTGAAGATTCTACAAATACTCTAGTTAAACCAACTTGTCTTTTTCCATAAACAATAGGAATAGGATTGTTGTTAGAATCTTTATTTACTAATGTTCCTTTAGCTTCATCAAAAGAACTTTGTCTTGGTGCTTTAGGTTTAGGTGCAATTAAATAACTTATTGCTGTTGTTATAATGGTAGTTATAATCGCTGTAATAATTGGGGGACTCATACGTGAAACTCTCTTTTAAATTTTTCTGATCTTCTATAAATGTTAAAGTTCTCATCTGCTCTAATCCATTTAACAGATTCATTAACTTCAATTTTATCTCTAAAATAATCTTTAACCCATTTCATAATTTCTTTAACATTACTCTTAGCAAGTATTTGCATAACCCAAATATTATCTCCACAATTCCATTCATTATCTTTAAGTCTTAAAGATAGTTTAAATCTTTCCTCAACAGTATCACTTAGGTAAGCCCAATTAGTAAATCCTATATCTTGATTATTAACTCTATGAATTTGGTATTGATCTAAATTAATTGATGGAGTTATCATTTTAGTTAATTCTTCGTATGTAAATTTATCATATTGTTTAAACTGTCTATAAAGATGTATAATTCTATACAAATCATTCATTAAGCTGAACCCCACTTAATCTTTTGTGCAGTCTTACTTGCAAACTCCATTCCTTTGTCATTAGGAAAATAAAGTTTTTGTGAGTTCTCAGCAGTTCTTCTTCCTGAAGTCTTTTCAAAATCTGCCCAATGAGAAGTTATAATTATATTGATTGAAGATGTTGTTGCATTTTCTTCAAGAGCAAAGTTAGATATTCTTCCATCAAATAAAAGAAATGGGTCAGCTATTAATGCCTGACTATCATTTAAGAAACCCCTATAAACTTTAGCAGGTTTGTTCATGTAGTTATTATTAAGCAACAAAGAAATGATTGTTAAATCTGCACCTGAGAATTTAAGTGTTAATGTATTTACTGAAACGTCAGCAGTTTCTTGAACTTCTGAACTTCCTAAAAATAAAGATGAAGCTGTATAAGTATCTCCACCAAAGGTTAAATCTTTATAATGATCTGTGTAATATGTGCCAGTACTAATTCCTAAATAAACAAGTTCTACTGGATTAAGTTTATTAGTAGCTATCTCGGCTATAACTCCAGCAGTTAATGATCTTGTCATTACAGTACCTCTATTAAATCAATTTCGTATTGAAAGTAGTTTTCTGTACCGATAGTAAATTCTTGAATATCTCCAGTTAGTCCAACTGTAAAATCTACATTGTCATAAATGATTACTGCATTATCAGCTACGTTTGCTCTTAATGGTGGTTCAAAGGTTAATGTTCCTGCACCAGAACCATTTGAATCAACATCAGCTACACACATATAAACTTTTGCTTGTCCAGTAAATCTAAAGAAGTCCCCAGCTTTAAGTACACCAGTTAAATTGTTTCCCATACCATCTATTGAGCAAGTAGTAACACCAGCACTAATAGCACCTGCTAATGAAATAACTGTACTAGCAGAACCTAAAGCATCATCAATAGTTGGTGGAGTATATTGGAATGATTCCATTTGTGATCTTTGTTTCATTATGAAAGCAAGTATAGGTGCAAACTCAGTTCTAGTCATAACTGGAAATCTAAGTCTTAATCTAAATTTTTGTCCATCAATTTGTCTTGCTTGTCGTCTCCCAGATGCAGTTGTAGTTACAATAGTATTTTGATTTGTGCTTATCGCTACATCTCTAGGTGCTGGACTTGAAGGGAATGTGCCACTCATACTACGTTAGATTTTCCTTTTTGATTAGCACCCTGATTAACTAAGTTAATTATGGTTGCTCTATTATCAATTAATAATTCTTTAATACCTCTAACATCATTTGCTTGAATATTAAATGTTATATTCATTCCACTACTGTTTAAATCTTGATTAGGTACGATAGTTCCATTTGTACTAGGTACAAACAATTCTCTACCACGTTCTCCAACTGTTATAGGCATACCACCTCTAACAGCACCACCTTCTGCCATTCCTACATAAGTATCTGGTATTCCACCAATGTCAGGATTAAAACCACCACCACCACCACCAAATGCACTCATTCCTATTTTTACTAATGAACTTAAAAAACCACCACCACCACCTAATGAACTAAAAAATGCTTGTTGTTGTTTCTCAATAGTAATTGCTTTGTTTAAAGCTAATTCTAAACCTAAATTTATAATTGATTTTAATTGTGCAGTTAATAAATCTATTAATATAGATTGAATTATGCTTTTAAAAGTTGATTGTAAACTTTTACCTAAAACAATGCTTTCAGCTATACCTTTAGACACATCTCCAACTGCTTTTGCTAATCCTTCTCCGATAGTTTGTTCTAAAGTTTTAGTTGTTGTGTTTAAAGCATCAAAAGATTCTTTAATCTTTGCAAAAAAACCACTTAATTTTTCTGTGCTATTTTTAGATTTATCAATAGAAGCTTCTATTTGTTTTTGAATATCTAATCTTTTTTGTGCTTGTTCATTTAATAGTTTATCTAAATCAAATTGTTCTACCAATGTTGAATTTTGATTTTCTAAAGTTCCTTCTCCATCTTTTGATATATCGTTGCCTAATTTTCTAAGATCATTTAATCTTCTTAAAAAATCACCAATAATAATTGCTATTACTTTTCCTCTAGTTCCAAGTAATAAAAATCCTAGAATACCTATTTCTCCTACAACTGGTGGGAATTGTTTTCTTAAATCATCTAATGCTTTAATAGAATCTACTATTAAGATAAATGGTTCTTTTACTAATGTTAATAATCTTGCAGAAAAACTAGCGAATGTTTTTATTCCTTCTATTAAACCTACTGTAAAATCTTTAACAATTTTTGCTAATAATTCAGGATTGTTTCTTATAAAGTTTGTAAATACATTTGTAAGATCAGCAAAAAAATCTAGTAATCCAGCTTGTGCAACTGACTCTTGTATATTTTTAAATGAATTTCTAAATCTATTTGAAGCACCAGCAAAAGTATTAGCAAATGCTTCACTAGCATTTTCAAACTCTCCACCTTTGCCAAATTTCTTTAAAAATAGTCTTACTATTTCATCTGATGAGACTTTAATTCCTTCTGATAATCCTAAAAATTCTTGTAAATTTTTTCTTTTAAGTTCTCTAGCACCATCAATTCCAGTTCTTGATAAAGATGAAAATTCTCTTGATACTGTTTCAATATCTATGCCTAAAGCAATAGAGGCATTTTGTATAGCAGTAAGATTAGATATTAATTCACCACTATTTTTAGAAAAAGTAATAACTGTTTCTGATGCTTTTTCTATTGAGTCAGATTGTAATGGACTAGAAGCTATGAATTTTTGTAATGCTTCAAATGATTTTTTTCCTTCATCTACTGAAGGCGATAATAATAAAAATTGATTTCTTAATTTTTCTGCTTGTGAACCTACATTTAAGATTCCTTTTATACCAGCACCAACTCCAATTCCTATAAGTGCATTTCGTAAATTGAATATTGAGTTCTTAACTTCTGTAAATGCTTTTGTGGCATTGTCTATGACATTAAGTTTTATATTTAGTTGCTGATCTGCCATAATTTAGTTTCTCACGTTCTGCCTTCACTTTAAAGTAAGCTATCCAATAATAAAATTCGTCTTGTGTCATACACAAAACTTCTTCCATACTAAGTTTTAACTCTTGACCCAAAGCAAGTATGGAATACAACTCAGAATCAAATCTTACTTTTTTTCAGCTTCCTCGTAAGAAACACCAGCTAACATAGCTGTCGCTACTCTAGCTATAACATTTGCATCAGCATTATTCAATAATGTTAGCTTGTCATCTAGCTTAAATATTTTATTTCCTTCTGAGTCTTTTGCTTTTAAAACGATTGCATCTACTAATACTCCTAGATCATCATTCTTAGCACCTTTAAATAGGTTTCTTTTTTCACCTAATGTAAATGGTGAGCAATATATTATTAAAGGTTTGCCTTCCTCGCCCCACTCAGCAACCTCAATCTTTTTAATTCCTAAAGATTCAAATTGTGCCTTCACTCTATCTATTATCGTAGTCATATCTTCCTTTATCTAGTTAATTATTGTGTTGATAATGTTAATGCACCAGTACCAGTAAATGTTAATTCAGCTTCTACCATTCCATCAAATGATGCCGATATATTATAAGCTGTTACTATTGCAGAACCTTCATAAAATTTATCTCCAGTACTTGCACCTTCTGGGAAAACTTTAATTGTTATTGAACCACCTACAACTAGTAAAATTTGTCCTGAATCAGTTTCATCAAAAAATAATGATGCTGAACCAGAAAAACCTTTTAAACCAGATTTATAAGTTCTTGTTGTATCACCTAATGAAGTATCTTCAATAGTGTCAGATGTTTGCTCTAAAGTATAACTTCTAAGTTCGCCAAGAGTTGTTGTGCCAACTTTTATTAAACCTTCTGAGCCAGTATGTGTTGCCATGTTTGTTTCCTTGTTTGTTTATGTTAAGGAG